CGTAACAGAGGATCTTCCTCACCTGGAAATAGCGCATCTCGTGGCCGTTCTGTTATAGAAAAATGGACTGGTAAAAAAGATACTGATAAACGCAAGCTAGTCCGTAATGCTTTACTTGGCACAGCGCTTGCGTCAGCTGCAGTCGTTGGCGGATTGAAGTTGTATAAATACGGAAAAATGAGTTCGGATGCGGTTCTTAAACCAGGAACATTAGCTCAAAGTGTAGCGGTTAAAGAGAAAGCCGATTGGGGAAAATCATTTTACGCGGCGACAGGCCAAGACGATAGAAGAAAGATTCTTAAATCGTTCGCTAAGCAGACATCAGATAGAGCTAAGGCTCAAGGGCTTTCAGGAGCAGTTAATGCTAACATGTTTACTAATGATAAAGCAGTAAACATCGCTGGTCGTAAGACCATGAAGAAAGCTTATAAGAGTGTTTATGGAACCAATAAAGGTTTCAATAAATTTGCTTATTCATTTGGTGCAAAAGATGAGGCTCAAAGACAACCATTCCTTCAGGAACTTAAACGCCGAGGATATGGCGGGTTCAAAGACCAGGACGGAATGAGAAAATGGTGGGGCGGCGAAACCCCTGTCGTCCTTAATGGCGATCAGTCTGGATTCCGGTTCAGAAATTCAGCGACAATCAATACTACACATCTGGACAGCATTCCGGTTAAAGACGTTGGAACAAAGCTGCAAAATGCAGAAGTTCATGGACGTAGAATAGCTACGGCGGCGTTAGGAGGAGTTGCTGGAACACAGGCTTATATATCAATAACCAATAAAAAGAAAAGAAATCAAAATGGGGGTAGAAATGGATAACCGTTATTTAATGCACTACGGTGTTAAAGGCATGAAATGGGGTGTCAGAAAGGACCGTGTTGAAAAAGCCTTTAGACCTGGTCCAAAAGGTAGACCATCTGCCGCTGAAGCATCAACCCGGGCTTCGAATGACATTCTTAGTTCTACTAAACGATTAGTTAGTAGAAAGAAACGTCGCCCGAAACAGGATTATTCACGTATTTCGAATTCCGAACTTCAAAGGAGAATAAATCGTCTTCAAATGGAAAAGAGATATAGCGAATTAACAGAACCTGGGTACAGCAGAAGAAAACAAAGGGTTTTAGATTTCCTTGACGTAGCAGGAGACTTTATGGCTATAGGTGCCTCCGCTGCAGTCATAGGTACACAAGTTTATAAGATCAAGCATATGTAAATAAGGAGGGTAATATGCCAACATTTGGTGAACGTTTGGCTCATGCATGGAATGCATTTACGAGCCGAGATCCAACGCGCTGGTATCCTCAGCAAGATTATGGGGCGATGTATTCTAGCCGACCGGATCGAATTCGATTGACGAGAGGCAATGAGAGATCCATCGTCAATGCAGTTTACAACAGAATAGCACTGGATGCAGCTTCTTGCAAAATACTACACGCCAGAGTCGATGAAGATAACCACTATGTTGAGACCATTGATTCTGGCTTAAATTATTGTCTTACGACAGAAGCGAATTTGGATCAAACAGGAAAAGCATTTATCCAAGATGCTGTTATGTCTTTGTTAGATGAGGGGTCAATCGCAATTGTCCCGACAGAAACGACTATTGATCCAAAGAAGAGCTCGTCATTTGACATAAAGAGTTTAAGAGTCTGCAAGATTGTTCAATGGTATCCAAGGTCGATTAAAGTTCATGCTTACAATGAGAACACTGGCAGGTATGAGGAAATTATTGTTCCTAAAACAACTACTGCTATTGTTGAGAATCCGTTCTATTCAGTAATGAATGAGCCGAATTCAACACTTAAACGACTTATTAGAAAATTAAATCTTTTGGATGCCGTTGACGAGCAATCGAGTTCTGGAAAACTCGATCTTATTATCCAGTTGCCATATGTCATCAAGACCGAGTCGAGACGCCAGCAAGCAGAGCAACGTCGTAAAGATATTGAAATGCAACTTAGTGGCTCGAAATACGGAATTGCGTACACCGATGGTACCGAGAAAATCACACAGCTTAATCGTGCAGTTGAAAACAATCTTTTGAAGCAAGTTGAGTTTTTAACGAGTATGCTATACGGCCAGTTAGGACTAACTGAAGAAATTCTAAAAGGCACAGCTGACGATAAAGCTATGATGAACTATTACACAAGGACCATTGAACCGATTCTTGATGCAATTCTTGATGAGATGAAGAGGAAATTTATCAGCAAGAAAGCCAGGACACAGAGACAGTCGATTATCTTCTTCAAAGATATCTTCAGACTTGTGCCTGCTATCGACATGGCTGAAGTTGTTGATAAATTCACGAGAAATGAGGTTCTCACATCCAATGAGGTTCGAGCTATTATCGGCTTTAAGCCTTCTAACGATCCTCGTGCAGATGAACTTAGAAATAAGAACCTTAACTCCGAAGACCCAATGATGCCGATGGATGAAGAGTATCCATTAGATGAAGCGCCGATGGACCCAATGAGCACACCGCTTTCAGAACTTGGAATAGATTCAGCGGGACCGACAACTGACCAAGACAGTCAGATACCTTCGAACCCAATGGAAACTCCATTATCAGCATTGAACCTTTAGAAAGGATTAAAAAATCAAAATGGGAGTAAATTATGATTTCAGTGGCTATGCCACAAAGAATGACATTAAATGCTCCGATGGAAGAACCATAAGAAAGAACGCATTTCTGGAAAACGACGGTCAGACAGTACCTCTCGTCTGGCAGCATCAGCATAATGATCCAATGAATGTTCTTGGACATGCGCTTCTCGAAAATCGAGATGATGGCGTATATGCTTATGGAAAATTTAATGACACCGCTGCTGGTCAGCATGCAAAAGAGATGGTAAAGCATGGAGATGTAGTTGCTCTTTCCATCTATGCCAACAAACTTAAGCAGCATGGTGGAGATGTTCTTCATGGAGCAATCAGAGAAGTGAGCCTCGTATTAGCAGGAGCTAATCCAGGGGCTCTTATTGATTTTCCAATAATTGCCCATTCTGGCGAAGAAGCCGAGGACGAAGCAATTATTTACACCGATGAGCTTATTCACTTTGAAGATGGTGAGCCAGAGGTTGAGGAAAAAGAAGAAGTAATAGAAGAGAAACCGGAAACAGCTCTTGAGCATTCCGAGGAAACAGAAGGAGATACAACAATGCCAGAAGGAACAAACACTGGAAATGAAAAGACTGTTCAGGATGTTTTCAACGAACTCACTGAAGAGCAGAAGAATGTTGTTTATTTCATGATCGGCCAGGCCCTGGAAGATGCTGGGGTTCCTATGGACGACGAAACAGAAGTAGAAGAAGGAGATATGGAAGACATGAAGCATAATGTATTCGCAGAAGATGCAATGACCGGCAACTACATCAGCCATGCTGATATGGAGACAATCCTTACTGATGCCAAGAAGATTGGCTCCCTGAAGGAAGCAGTAGAGTATCACATGGAGGATGGAGTTCTTGCACATTCAACAATCACACCGATCCCAACAGCTGGAATGGAGGGCCCATCAGCATCTACTGCTAGCCAGACATATGGCGTAAGAGATCTCGATATGCTCTTCCCGGATTATAAGTCACTCAATAATCCGCCTGAGTGGATCAAGAGAGACACAGGCTGGGTTGATAAGGTTATGAGAGGCGTTCATCATACACCGTTCAGCAGAATTAAGTCACAGTATGCAAACATCACTGAGGACGATGCTAGAGCTAGAGGTTATATGAAGGGCAACCTTAAGAAGGAAGAGGTATTCACTCTGCTTAAGAGAACAACAGATCCTCAGACTGTTTACAAGAAGCAGAAACTTGATAAGGACGATATCACAGATATCACAGATTTCGAGGTAGTATCCTGGATCAAGGGCGAGATGAGAATCATGCTTGATGAGGAAATTGCTAGAGCTATTCTCATTGGAGATGGAAGAGCTAATGACTCTGACGATAAGATCAAAGAGGATCATATCAGACCTATCGCTAAGGATTATGACCTGTTCAATATCAAGGTTAATGTTGTGGTTCCAGCAAATTCGAAACCTGGTGTTCTTGCTAAGACATTTATCGATGAGGTTATCAGAAACAGAAAGTACTATAAGGGTTCTGGAAATCCAAAGCTCTTCACAACTGCTGACATGCTGACTGAGATGCTGCTTCTCGAGGATGGTATCGGCCACAAGCTGTATAAGTCTACTCAGGAGCTTGCTACTGCTCTGAGAGTATCTGAGATCGTTGAAGTTGAGGTCATGGAAGGTCAGAAGATAAACAACAAGGATCTTGTAGGTATTATCGTAAATCTTGACGACTACAATGTAGGTGCTGATAAGGGTGGAGCAGTTGATCTGTTCGACGACTTCGATATCGATTACAACCAGTACAAGTACCTCATCGAGACAAGATGCTCTGGTGCTCTGATTAAGCCGTTCTCAGCAATGACTATCACAACAAGCGCTGAGTAATTTTTGAGGTGCGATCATGGCTAAGTTTTCTGGTAAGATCGGCTACGCTGAAACAGAGCAAACTTCGCCAGGTGTTTGGACCGAAAAAGTAATAGAACGACATTATTATGGAGACCTAGTTAGGCATTACAATAACTGGGTCTCCTCTGATTATGTTAACGACAATATTACGTTTGGTCAAGATATCAGTATAGTAGCCGACCCGTATATGTACGGAAATCTTAATAACATGCGATACGTGGTATATAGAGGTGTTAAATGGGGAATCGATAACTTCGAAGTTGATCGACCTAGAGTCAGAATTAGTTTAGGAGGTTTATATCATGGGGACGAGGATTGAGCTTCAACGCGTTTTGGAAGATCTTCTCGGATCTGATCATGTATATTTTCAGCCTCCGGAATCGATCAAACTCAAATACCCGGCAATAGTATATTCATTGCTTACTATTTCGACAAGAAAAGCCAACGATAAAAAGTATCTAACTTGGCCACACTATCGTGTGCAATTAATAAGCAGAGATCCTGATAATGATATTGTTTATAAGCTTCTCAATCTTCAACATTGTTCATATGCTGGGGATCGTTTTGTAGTAGACAATCTTTATCATGATAATTTTGATTTGTACTTTTAATAGGAGGAATTACTAATGGCAGTAATTACATGGGATAAAGTAGGGGAGCATCTCTACGAAACTGGTGTAAAGCATGGTGTTCTGTATCCATCTCTTGGCACTGTAGCTGCATTTTCAGCTTCTTCTGCATATTCTAAAGGCGACATAGTTACTAATAATGGAAAGAAATATGTTGCTACTAAGGATCTCGAGGCTGGTGAATTTTCGGCTTCAGATTGGACAGAATATAAGAGTGATTATGCAAAGGGCGTTGCATGGAATGGTCTTACCGCTTATACAGAAACCCCATCTGGAGCAGAAGAGACAGCACTCTATGCTGACGATATAAAATATCTTTCATTGAGATCTGCTGAGGATTTTGGCGCTACAGTCGAGGCGTACACATATCCTGATGAGTGGGCTGTATGCGATGGTTCTGCGACACTAGCAAAAGGCGTTACAATTGGCCAGCAGAGAAGAAGATCTTTTGGCATGTGCGTTACGACAGTTGTCGGAAACGACGTTGACGGAAACGATCTTGGAGAAAAGATTCATATTGTTTACAACGGTACAGCATCTCCTTCTGAGAGAGCTTATCAGACAATTAATGATTCTCCAGAGGCTATCACTTTCTCTTGGGAAATTACAACAACTCCGATAGCAGTAGGCGTCACAGAGAATAATCTCGAGAAGTATAAGCCAACTGCAAATATCATTATCGACACCACAAAGTGCGATCCTACAAAGCTTGCTGAGCTTAAGGGTATGCTTTATGGAACAGCAGATTCAGATCCGATTCTTCCTTCTCCTAAGGAAATCTACGATCTGTTCGCAGCAGCTTAATAGAGTTTATAAATAGAAAGGAGATACATAAATGCTTAAGAAGGATATTACTTATACTGACTACAATGGTCAGGCAAGAACTGAATCGTTCTATTTTAATTTGTCTAAAGCCGAGCTTGCTGAGATGCAGCTCACAGTTAATGGCGGACTTCAGACATATATTCAGAACATTGTTGATGCTAAGGATGGGGCATCAATGGTGAAGATTTTTAAAGACATTATACTTATGTCTTATGGAGAGAAGTCTCTCGACGGTAAACGTTTTATTAAAAGTGATGAGATTAAGAATGGATTTGCTCAGACTGAAGCGTATTCTAATCTGTTTATGGAACTCATCACAGACGATAAGGCGGCAGCAGAGTTTATTAATGGAATACTTCCATCTGATCTCCAGGAAGAGTTACAGAAAGTAGCTGAATAATTGAAGTGTGGTGATGGGAATGCTTGAGATAACAATTCCAGAGAACGAGCTTTTTAACGAAGCAACTAATGAGTTCATTAGCATAAAACCTCAAAGTCTTAAACTTGAGCATTCCCTCGTCTCTGTTTCAAAATGGGAGTCAAAATGGAAAAAACCTTTCCTTGATCATAAAAAGAAGACGAGGGAAGAAACCATCGATTACATTCGTTGCATGACTATTACTCAAAACGTGAACCCATATGTATATGCTGGACTATCTTCAAAGAACATCGAAGAGGTCGCTAAATACATTGAGGATTCTCAAACAGCTACGTGGTTTTCTGATGATAATCATCCAAGAGGGCAAAGGGAAGTCATCACTTCAGAACTAATCTATTACTGGATGGTGGCATTTAATATACCAATCGAATGCCAAAAATGGCATTTAAATCGTTTGCTAACATTGATTAGGATTTGTAACATAAAAAATCAGAAGCCAAAGAGAATGAGTAAAAAGGCTATCATGAATGATAATCGGGCACTTAATGCTGCTAGGCGAGCACGAATTAATTCGAAAGGGTAAAACCATGAAGATCACATTAAGTGCTAATGAAATATTTAAAGATACTTTAAAAGATTTGAAACGAATTCATGCATTACGACTTAACAATTTAATTAGCCGTTATGGGCAAAAAGGTGTTGATTTGCTGAGTGCGGAAACGCCTAAGTATACTGGGCTTGCGTCTTCAAGCTGGCGTTACTTAGCGATTAAAAATCCTTGGGGCTTTACACTTGAGTGGCATAATGATGACATTGAAAACGGCTACAGTGTAATTGCTTTGATTCGTTATGGCCACGGAATTAAAGGCGGAGGCTATGTTAGAGGTCGTGAGTTTATTGATCCTCTTATGCAGCCGATGTTTGATCAAATGATAGATGATCTATGGAAGGAGGTGTGTGGGGTTGAGCGATAAATCTGAAACTAGAGTCGTATCTATTCAGTTTGATAATAAAGACTTCGAACGCAATGTTCAACAGAGTCTGGATACTTTAACTCGACTCAATAAGGCCTTAGAATTTAAAGATGGTTCTACGGGACTTGCACGCATTTCCGATGCGGCTAGTAAAGTGAATTTATCACCGATTAGTGATTCGGTTACAGAAGTTACTAGCCATTTTTCTAAATTAGAAGTGATCGGCGTTACTGCTTTAGCTAATTTGACCAATTCGGCAGTAAACGCTGGAAAGAAACTCGTAAGTTCATTCATACAGCCTTTAACTAAAGGAGGTATGGAAAGAGCATTAAACATGGAGAAAGCGAACTTCATGTTTGAAGGACTCAACTATACAGCTAAACAAATAGGTAAAGTTGGTCAAGCTGAGTCAATAATGGACAACATTTACAAGTCTGTTGAAGGCACAGTATACAGTTTGGATAGGGCATCTGTACTGGCTTCACAGCTTATGGCGTCTGGAATTGTGGGGACTGGAAAAAACTCCCAGTTGACACATGTTTTAAAGTCTATAGCTGGAGTAGCATCAGTTTATAGTGCAGATTATGAACGAGTTGGTGAGATTTTCGCTACAATTAAAGCTCAAGGCGTTGTAATGGGCAACCAGGTTGACTCCCTTAGAACCATGGGAGTGCCGGTGTATAGAAAGCTTGCGGATTATCTGAATAAGATTAATGATACAACAAAATATAATGAAAAGACTATTCAGGATATGATTCGTAAGAAAGAAATCGATTTCGATACTTTCTCTGCTGCAATGGAAGATGCTTTTGGCAATCAGGCTGCTAAGTCTAAAGAAACATTTGTTGGTGCTTTAGAAGATATGAAAGCCGCTGCAGCAAGAATTGGCGAATCTTTTTATAAACCATTGCTTAAAGGCGGACGAGATTTTTATAATGCCTCAGTTCCGGTTCTTGATGCTATTAAATCGAGATTAACTAATGACGAATTGACCGGTCCAATTGATAAATTTGGCATTGCTTTCCAGAACATGGTTAGCAAAGTCATTGTCGGAATGGATTTGTTTGCCGCTGCGTTGAACTTCGATCAAACAAAGGAAGAAATAGAAGCTCTTGTAAAGGCCGGACTTGCTGACAAATCGCGTTTGAAAAATCTTGAAACGTATGCAAATGTTATAGAACGTATTCGTTCGATTCTCGGTGCCTTTGGCAAAGTCCTTAATTTTGTGAAAACCATTTTATCATCAGCATGGAATCTTATAAAACCAGTGCTAAAGATGGCCGAGCCTCTTGCTGGCTTAATATCTTTATTGGGAGATGGAATTATCAAAATGGGGGAAAAGCTTGCAGCTGCTACCGAAAAGATGACAAACTTTTCAGAAAATGCTGCAAAATTTGTAGATTCTCTCGTTGAAGCCGTTAGAAATTCAGAATTATTTTCCACGATTGCAGACAAGATTCGATCCGCTTTAATTGGGAGTGCCGAGTTTGCTAGTAGTTTTGGAGATTCATTAGTTTCTTTGTCGGAGAAAATCAGTCAAGTTGTTTACAATCTTACAGATGGTCTGTTCAACGCATTAGTAAGAGCCAAAGAAGGAATGCAGCAGATTATTAAGATGTCGGATTTAACATCTACTGCTATTGGATTAGTTCTGGCATCTAAAGTTTCATCATTGGCATCTATTTTTGGTACAACTACTCAAGATGGAACCAATTTTTGGCTGTTGCTTAAAAAATTCGGAGCCAATACATTTGCTGGACTTAAAGCCGCATCAGGAGCTATTTACGATGCGATGTTTGAATTAAACAAAACGCTTGAAGTATACCAGCGAAGCTTGAATGCAGATATCTTATTGAAAATAGCATTGGCTATTGGAGCTTTAGCCTTATCAATAAAGCTGCTTTCAACCATAGATCCAAC